ATAATGTTCAAAGAATAGCAGACAATAATTACTATCAATATTTCTCATATTCACTTAAATCCAGAGTTCCTCTTGAAACTTGGGATGATTCTGTACAATCATTAAATCATACTACAGGATTCTTAAAGTTCTCAGATTTAATGATTGAGAACCAAGATGGCGACAGAAATTCTGCAAATGTTTTTGCAGAAGATAGTGTTGCTGATGTTGTAGTTGATGTTATAGGAAGCGGCAACATAAATTGCATCTATACTTTTGATTTAGCAACAGAAGGAACAACTAGAATAGGTACAGGATTAGTTTCCAATGAAATTATTCTCCAAAATAGAGTTCTAACTGATTACTTCGAATCGGTTGGAAATAGAGTTCTTATCATTGATGATATAAGTGATCAGTTTAATAGTAATCCTAGATCTACTAGATTTAGCACTATTGATCAGTTCGAATTAGAATCCGCAAGAACTAAGAAGTACTTTACATATGTAAGAGATAAGAGATTCACTGCAGAAAGACAAATTTTGATCGTATCTCTTCTTCATGATAATGTAAATGGATATTTGAATCAATATGGAAGAGTTGAAACTTATATTGATTTGGGATCATTTGATTTTAATGTCAGTGGATCTCTGGGTCAGTTAAACTTCTATCCAATTAAATTTGCAGTAAATGATTATGATATTTCTTTTGTTTCTCATGATCTAAAGAGTAATGTTATTGGTGTAGGTCAAAGCACACTTGGAAATGTTGTAAATGTTGCGTCAGGTCAAACATCAATTGCATCTGGATCTTCATCTGCAACTAACATTATTTCAATATCGGATCAATATAGATCTGCAAAGGTGTTAGTTGAGATTGGAGGAACAGACGGTTCTTATTATGAACTGGATGAACTAAACATTCTTCAAGATGGAACGAATGTCGATATAATTGAATATGGACAATTAACATCAGATACTCTTCAACCAATCGCATCTCCTGGTCTTGGTACTTATATTCCATATTTTGATGGATCCAATTTCAAAGTTGATTTTAAACCCGATTTTGCACTTGGAGTTGGTGTTACTATCAATACTCTTGCTATTTCTATTGCAAGTTCTATTTCTGGATTTACTGGAATCGGAACAGATGAACTAAACACTGGATACATTAGTTCTGGAATCGCATCTATTGCAGCATCAGGTTCTCCTGTAGAAACTGTAATTACCGAATATCCTAACAATCATTCTTGTGCATATTATGTTGTAAGTGTTGAAGATACGACTAACCAAAGATATCAAATGTCTGAGGTCATTGTTGTTGATGATGGATCAAGTGCATCTATTACAGAATATGCTATCTTACAAACTCATTCTTCTCTTGGATCTGTCGGTGCTGCTGTCAGTACTAATGGAACTCAAATAACATTTACTCCAGAACCAAGTATTGATGTTCAGGTAAGAGTTTTCCAAAATGCATTGAGTTTCAACAAAGAGGGAATTTCAAAAAATTCGATAGATCTTACAAATGCAGAAATAACCAGTGGTTTTGGTAACTATGAAGGAACTGATAGATCGGTAAGAAGAAGTTTTGATCTAACTCACAGACAAAATCCTATCTTCCTAAGATATTTTGATGGAAGTGATTCCGAAATCGTAAGTAGTGGATCAAATAGTATTACAATACCAGATCACTATTTTGTAACGGGTGAAAAAGTTCGTTATTCTTATGCCGGTGCAGGAACAACTCAAGCAATAGGTATTGCACAAACTGTTGTTACTGGTATTGGTACAACTGATAAATTACCTGCGGACGTATATATTGTTAAAATAAATGAGAGCACTATTAAATTAGCAGGAAGTGCTGCTGATGCCTTGAGAGGTAATCCTACTGTTTTTGATATCACTTCAGTTGGTATTGGAACTTCACATTCATTCACTTCAACTAATCAAAATGCTAAAAATATCATTGCAATTGATAATTACTTCCAATCTCCAATTGTAGGAACTTCTTTAACCACAACTTTAGCGCAAGATGTATCAACCGTTGATAGTCGTCTCACTTTCTCAGGAATAACATCATTCTTTGGTGGTAATTTGATTCGAATTAATGATGAAATTATGAAGATCAATACAGTTGGTCTTGGAAGCACTAATGTTATTCTTGTTGATAGACCTTGGATGGGAACAGGATTATCAACACACTCTGCAGGTGATATTATTCGTGTAATTGATGGTAATTATAATATTATCGAAAACACAATACATTTTGCAGAAGCGCCTTATGGCCCAACTCCTATAGGTTCTACGACAAATCCACCAAATGATAGAGATTGGACAGGAATAACGACTCATTCTACTTTCCAAGGTAGAACTTTCCTTAGAAGTGGAGTTACAAATACTACTCAAGAAACATATGAGACAAATTATATTCTTGATGGCATTTCAAATGAATTTACTGGAATTGCTAAAACTTTTACTCTTACCTCAAATAATCAAAATATAACAGGTTTCTCTACGAACAATGCTGTCATACTCATTAATGGCATATTCCAAGGACCTCAAGGAGCACAAGCAGAACTTGAAGATTATACTTTAATTGAAAGTGCAGGTATATCTAGCATTAGATTTACTGGAACTGCATCTTCTGTTGGTTATGATGTTAACAATGCAAATATTCCTGTTGGTGGTGTAATTATCTCCGTTGGTTCGACCACTGGATTCGGATTACAACCACTGGTTTCTGCTGGTGGCACTGCTATTGTTTCTACTGGTGGCACCATATCTTCTATTAGTATTGGTAATAGTGGTTCTGGTTATAGAATTGGAATTCAAACAGTTGTTAATGTTGGCGTTCAAACCTCAAGCACTGGAACACCAAACATTGAGTTTATTGGAACTGCATCAGTAAGCAATGGTCACATCATTGGTGTTACAATAACAAATCCAGGTTCTGGTTATACTTCATCAAATCCACCATTGGTTGTCTTTGATGATCCACTTTCATATACAAATATTCCACTAATCTATAGTTCTTCCTCATTCCAAGGAATAGGAACTGAAGCAAAGATTGATGTTACTGTTGGTCAAGGATCAAGTGTAATTGACTTTACTATTAAGAATACTGGATATGGATATGGTCAAGGTGAAATTCTAACTGTCGAAATTGGTGGCAATACAGGAATTCCTACTGATACTTCAAAACCATACTCTGAGTTCCAAATTACGGTTGACAAAACTTATAATGATTTCTTCTCTGGTTGGGTTCTCGGTCAACTTGAAGTTCTTGATAGTTTTGAAGAGTTATTTGATGGGGTAACGAAGAAGTTTCCACTTAAACTTGGTGGTGGTTTAGTTACGATTCGAGCGGCAAAAGGTTCAAACATTGATGTTAAATCAACACTTTTAATATTCATTAATGATATTCTACAAAAACCAGGTGAAGCATATTACTTTGAAGGTGGAAGTGTAGTTGAATTTAGTGAAGCGCCAAAATCAGGTGATATGGTTAAAGTTCTATTCTACAAGGGTAGTGGTGATATTGATGTTGTGTTTAGAGATGTTCTCGAAACAATCAAAGTTGGTGATGAATTAACTCTAAACTATGAACCAGGATTTGGTCAAGGACCTGGACTTCAGCAAGAAGAAAGAGTTGTTACTGGTATTAATACAACAGATTCACTTGAAACAAATCCTTACTCTGGTCCTGGAATCACTACTGATGATACTTTATTAAGACCAGTTAAGTGGTGTAAGCAAACCTCTGATAAAATTATCAACGGAAAAATTGTTGGTAAGGACAGAATCCAGTACGAACCTCTCATCAATCCATCTTCTTACTTAATTAGTGCTGTTGGAGTAGGATCAACAACCATTTATGTTGATAATATCAAACCATTCTTTGATGCACAGAATGAAAGTCCATTACTAACTTTCCAGAATCAAGTTACCTTTATCTCACAAAATTCACTTGTGGCAGCGTCAGGTGCAGCAATCGTTTCATTAGCAGGAACTATTAGTTCTATTAATGTTAATGATGGTGGATATGGTTATTCATCTGCACCAACAATAACGATTGAGAATCCAGTTGGTCTTGCAGTTTCTTATAGAGCATCTGCAACATCTGCAATTGTCAATGGCATTGTCGATTCTATTAATATAACTGTTCCCGGTACTGGTTATACAACCACAAATCCACCAGTGGTGCTTATCGAACCTCCAACTTTATTAAATGAAACTGTAAACACATCTTCATATAATGGCGATTCTGGCACAATTGTTGGTGTTGGTACTACCACGCTAGAAACTATATTTGATCTTTATATTCCTACAGATTCTTTCTTAAGAGATTCTACTTTAGTTGGTTCTGCAATTACTGTAAGTCAGATTTCATCGGGAGACTTTTTCGTCATATATAACTCAAATATTGGAAGTGCATCAACTTCAATTAACTCTTATGATTCTTCTAGTAATCTAATAGGTATAGGAACTCAATACATTGATAATGTTTATCATGTTTTGTCTGCATCAGATATTGAAGTTAATATTCCAGGAATTGGAACAACAATTGCTAGAAGAATATATGTTAATAGTGGTATAACTAGCATATTCAATACAATCTACTCTGGATTTAATACATCAAATTATATTGGTAATTATAGTTGGGGTAAGATAATAGTTTCGGATCCATTGGAAAATGGAACTTTTGATTCGTATACATTAAAAGGAATTGGTGGTATAACGACTTCTTCATTTGTAAATAGAACATCTTCATTGAAGTATTTGAACTACACATCATAACTAATAAATAGATAAAAACTCCGTCAAATGGCCGCAATAATTACTGACCAACTTCGTATATTAAATGCAAAAAACTTTATAGCAGGAGTTGCTTTAACCAGTAACTCCTACTATTCATTTGTTGGACTTCCAAATCCTACAGATTATAATGTTGATTGGAATACAAGTCCACCATCACCAGTGGACAATTTTAATCAGGAAAATAATCATTGGGATACAATGATTGCATTGAAAAAGATATCAAAAACTGATGTAAGACAAGTTATTAGAAAAACTACTTGGACTTCTGGTGTTACTTATGACATGTATCGCCATGATATAAGTGCAACCAATCCATCACAACCATCAAATGCAGTAGATTTATATTCAGCAAATTATTACGTACTTAATAGCGACTACAGAGTTTATATTTGTCTTCAGAATGGAACTTCTCCAGAAAATCCATCAGGAAGACCTTCTCTTGATGAACCTACTTTTACTGATCTAGAACCAAGAGAAGCAGGAACAAGTGGCGATGGTTACATCTGGAAGTATCTTTATACAATCAGTCCAAGTGATATTGTAAAATTTGACTCTACAAATTACATGCCAGTTCCTCCTGACTGGGAAACTAGTTCAAGAGAAGCAGCAGTCAGAAATAATGCAGCAACAAGTGGGCAACTAAAGATTGTAACGATTACAAACAGGGGTGTTGGACTAGGAACTGCAAACAGAACTTATACGAGAGTTCCAATTAGAGGTGATGGTTCTGGGGCGGAAGCAACGGTTGTTATTAATAATGACTCGAAGGTAGAAAGCGTAACTGTTTCCAATGGTGGATCTGATTATACTTTTGGTACTTTAGATCTCGTTGGAGGTAATGTACCAACAGGAACAACATCACCAGTTTTCAATGTCATCATTCCACCTCAAGGAGGTCATGGTGCAGACATTTATAGGGAGTTAGGAGCATACAACATTCTTCTATATTCTAGAATTGAAAACGATACAGAAAATCCAGATTTCATTACTGGAAACCAAATTGCTAGAGTTGGTATTGTAGAAAGTCCTCTAAGTTATGATTCTGATAGTATTTTAACACTTGATAAAGCAAGTGCTGTTTATGCTCTTAAACTGACTGGAATTGGTTATAGTTCTGTCGTCTTTAACGCTGATACTCAAATTACACAAACAATTGGCGTTGGATCCACTGCTTTTGGTAGAGTTATTTCATATGATCAAAGCACGGGAGTTTTAAAGTATTGGCAAGATAGATTCCATTGTGGTTTCAATACTAATGGAACTCAAAATCCTACACCAACTTATGGATTTAAAATGCACAGATTTACATCTGACATTGGTAGTGGAGGATCTTTCAATATTTTGGGTGGAAGTGCAACTCTTGCAATTCAAACTACATTTGGAAGTTCAAGCAATCCAGGTATTAGTACCATAATAAATAGTAGGACATACTACTTGGGTCAACAATTTATTAAAGGTGTGTCTCAACCAGAAGTCGAAAAGTATTCTGGAAACATTATTTACGTTGACAACAGACCATCAATTACTAGGTCAACAAACCAAAAAGAAGATATCAAAGTTATTTTGCAATTCTAAGGAATTATGTCTCAAGAAACCAACCTCAACGTAGCTCCATATTTTGATGACTACAATGAACCAGTAATTGGTGGTAAGGATAATAACTATTACAAAGTTCTCTTTAAACCTGGATATCCAGTTCAGGCAAGGGAACTTACAACTTTGCAATCAATCTTACAAAATCAAGTTGAGCAATTTGGAAATCACTTCTTTAAAGAAGGTGCAAAAGTAATTCCAGGTAACTTAACCTATATTCAGAATTACTATGCAGTACAAGTTGAGAGTAACTTCTTAGGTATTCCAGTATCATTATATCTTGATAATTTAGTAGGAGTACAAATCAGAGGCGAAAACTCTGGTGTTGTTGCAATAATCAGAAAAGTAATTACATCAGAAGAGTCAGAAAGAGGAAATATTACACTTTATGTTGACTATTATCAGTCAAATCAAAATAATCTAACAACAAGAGATTTTGAAGATGGTGAAAATTTAATCACCGATTCAAACATTGCATTTGGAAGTACTTTTATTTCTGCGGGAGAAGGATTTGCAAGAACAATCGCTTCTAATGCCACTGCAGTTGGTTCTGCGTTTGCTTTAGGTGCTGGTGTTTATTTTATTAGAGGTTATCTTGTAGATGTTGCAGATGAAACTCTGATTCTGGACCAATACACTAATACTCCAAGTTATAGAGTAGGTTTTGATGTTATTGAGGAAATCATATCTGCAGATGTTGATCCTAACCTAAATGATAATGCAAATGGTTTTAATAACTTTGCAGCACCTGGAGCAGATAGATTAAAGATAACAGCACAACTATCAAAAAAACCAATAGATTCTTTTGAT